TTGCGCGCCCGCCAGTGGGGCAGCGCCTCGTGATGAAGATCGCGGAGACGCCAGTGCTCACGAGCACGCAGGCCGCACGCCACATCGGCGTCTCGCTCGCGACGATTCGCCGTTGGACCGACATGGGGCACTTGACGTGTTACCTGACGCCCGGCGGGCAGCGACGCTTCGCGCGCGCCGATCTCGATGAGTTCCTGCGCTCACGACGACGCGAAGCCACGCAGACGGAGCTGGGATGAGCCTGCGCCGGAGGCTCGCTCTCGTGATCGCGCCGGGGCTGCGCGAGGACTTGCGGATCCTCGCCCGCATCGCGGTCCCCGCTCTCCAGGACGACAAGCAGACAGCGGTCGACGCGCTGCTGCTGATCGAGTCGTGTGGCGCGGGTGAGCAGGTCCGGATCGCCTCTAACGCACTCGACACGCTTGAAATCGACCGCTCCAGGCCGAGGGAGTTGGCGTGAGGGCTCTCGCCGGGATCCTGCGCTCGGTCTTGTTGCTCCTGGCCCTCGCATACCTCGCTGGCGCCCTCGCCCGCACGCTCGTGATCGCTGCGGAAACCGGTTGGGCGGTGTGGAGCTGATGCGCGTCTATGGCCGTGTCGGGAACGTCGGCGTGGGGATGCCGGTGTGGTTCGCGGCGACCATCGGCCTGTTCGCCCTGATGATCCAGTTCCTCGTCTTCATCGTCATCCTCGCGCTGGCAGTCGCGTGCGCCATCGCTGGCACGACGCTGTACCTGCTCGGTGCCCTGTGCGGCGTCAGGGACGGCCTTGCGAAGCGCGAGTCGCCCCTCGCGGGCGAACTGCGCCTCGCCGGCGGCGAAGCGTTTCGCGCCGCCGAGAGCGTGCTCACTTGGGGCCGCACGCCGGTGCAGCGATGACCGTCGAGGAGAACCTGATCGCGACCGCGCGGGAAGCCTCCGACGCCGAACTCGTCGAGGGTGCCTCTGGCGTCGGCCAGTGGTCGGACATCTGTGGCGCGGAGATCGAGCGCCGCGCGCGCGAACGCGCTGCTGAGGAGCTGGGCGGACTCTTCGTGGGCCAGGAGCAACTGCTGACCGATGCCATCCGCCTGCGCCGCGCGCTCACCGAGCTGTACGGCGAAGCGGACGTGAACATGCGCGCCAAGCAGCCGCGGTTCCGACGCGCCGACAGCGTGCTGCGCTCGACCGACTATCTCGTGGGCCCTGACAGCCCGTGCTCGGACAAGGTGAACTGCACTTGCCCGGCGTGCGCGGCATATCTTGAGTGGATGCGCGCCGACCAGGAGCTGCGCGACGCCGGCGATGCGGCCGAGCGCGCGGCGGGAGGCGGGCGGCTGTGACCGCGCATCGTTCCAAGCTCGAGCGAATCGCGCTTGCCTTGGAGTCGATCGCACGCTCGCTCGAGCTGCTCGCGAACCCGCCGGTCGTGGTACAGGGACGCGGCGACGGCTGCGACGCGCGCCTGCTGTCGCTCGGCGCTCGGTGCGACAAGCCCTGTGCGCCGGACTCGCGCTTCTGCCATGTGCACAGCTTGAGCGCCCGCTTCCGCAGTCAGTAGCTCCTTTACTCAGGAGGTTCAGATGGACACCGCGCTGGCCACCGCGCCAGACCCGTTCGCGATGGCGGCGGACATCCTCGACCCGCCCGGCGGCGGCGTCGAGCTCTACTACGACGACCCAGTCGGGTTCGCTGAAAATTGCATCCGCTGGGACAAGGGTCGCGGCCTGACCGAGTACCAGAAGGCCAACATGCGCAAGCTCGTCAAGCACGGGCGCCTGGCGGTGCGCGGTCCCCACGGTCTCGGCAAGACGATGGAGAACGCGGTGCTCTTGCTGTGGTTCGCGCTCACGCGCGACGCCCGCGGGGTCGACTGGAAGGTCATCACCACCGCATCGGCTTGGCGCCAGCTCGAAGAGTACTTGTGGCCGGAGATCGGCAAGTGGTCGATGCGGATTCGCTGGGGCGTCGTAGGGCGCGAGCCGTTCACGGCCTCGGAGCTGATGCGGCTCTCGTTGCGCCTCACGCACGGCAAGGCGATCGCGGTCGCGTGCGAGGACCCGGCCAAGATCGAGGGCGCGCACGCCGACTCGCTGCTCTACATCTACGACGAGGCGAAGACGATCCCGCCCGACACCTTCGACGCATCCGAGGGTGCGTTCTCCGGCGCGGGCGCGGACACCGACGTCGAGGCGTACGCGCTCGCCTCGAGCACGCCCGGGCCGCCCGCGGGGCGCTTCTACGACATCCACGCCCGCAAGGACGGCCTCGAGGACTGGGAGGCTGTGCACGTCACCAAAGAGGAGGTCGTGGCGGCCGGGCGCATGTCCTCAGAATGGGCGCGCAACCGCCTGCGCCTGTGGGGCGCGGACTCCGCGGTCTACATCAACCGCGTCGAGGGCAACTTCGCCTCCGGCGAGTCCGACGGCGTGATCCAGCTCTCCTGGGTCGAGAAGGCGATCGAACGCTGGGAGGAGCTCGAGGCGAAAGGCGAACTCCCAGAGCGCAAGACGCTCTCCTGCATCGGCGCGGACATCGCAGAAGCGGGCGGAGACGAAACGGTGCTCGCGCTGCGCTACGACGAGGTGATCGCCGAGCTGCGCCGCCTGCCGCGCGGAGACGTCATGGAAGCGACCGGGCACATCGTCGCCGCGCTCTCGCCGGCGGAAGGACATCCGCCCGCGATCGTGGACGCGATCGGCCTGGGCGCCGGCATCGTTCCGCGCCTGCGCGAGCAGGGCTACTCTGCCCTCGCCTTCAAGAGCTCGCACAAGACGAAGCTGAAAGACGCCTCGCGCGAGCTGGAATTCTTGAACTGCCGCGCCGCGGCGTACTGGCGTCTGCGCGACCTGCTGGACCCCGCCAACGATCACGCCCTCGCGCTCCCGTCCGACGACCGCCTGATCGGAGACCTCACCGCGCCGAAGTGGTGGATCGCCTCAACCGGCAAGATCCAGATCGAGGGCAAGAAGGAACTGCGTGAGCGCCTCGGGCGGTCTCCGGACGTCGGTGATGCGATCGTGCTCGCCTTCTGGCTCGGCGCAGGCATCGTTCCGTCAGCGCCGCGGCGTCTGACCCAGCAGTCGCGCTGGTCGCCGATGCGCGAGCGCGCGCTGGCAGGCTCAGGGGTCTTCTCCGGCGCGCGCTAGGCCCAGTCGGGATCGTTGCGGTGTCGCCACACTGTCAGCGAGAATTCCGCGCGCGCCAGACGCACTGAGAGAGGCTTCGGGAGCAGGATGCGGCGGCGTTTCTCGCCAAGACGACGACGTAGCCGGTAGCGACGCACGACTTCGTGACGACGCAGCGCGGCGAGTTCGCGTCGCCAGCGCTCAGTCCGCCACAGCGCGAGCTGGTAATGGAACCGCGTCGCCGGGCTCATGATCATCACCTGCGGCCGTGTGCCCGTCTGCGCTCTGATCGACTGAACGGAGCGTGCGATGTCGGCTGCGGGTTCGGCCCAGTTCACCTTCAAGACCCTACCCAGAACGGAGGAAGCACATGGCAGAGCCCAACGTTGAGGCACAGCCTGACGCGCCCGACGAGCCCGACGCGAGCGTCCAAATCCCGGAGATGGTCGCGCCCGACCAGCACGTGCTGAACGGCTTCCGCTTCGAAGTCAAGGCAGGGCCGATGGGCGGCCGTTTCCTCGTGTTGCACTGCTTCAATCGCGGCGAGATGCTCCTGATGGACTTCTCAGAGGACAGCATGGCCGAGCAGCTCTGCCAGGAACTCAAACCCTCGCGTGTGGCGCGTATCGATGACGCCGAGACCTCCGAGGCTGGGATCGTGCTGCCGTGAGCGAGGTCTCAGCCGAGTCCGTCGAGGCGATCGCGCGCGTGGCGCACGAAACGAACCGCGCCTACTGCGAAGCGATGGACGAGCCAAACGTCTCGGAGCGCTGGCATCGCGCGAGCGAGGAACAGCGCGCGAGCAGCCGCGAAGGTGTGCGCAAGGCGCTCGACGGTGCGACACCCGAGGAGCTTCATCGCAGCTGGGCCGATGCGAAGCTCCTGCGTGGCTGGCGCTATGGCGAGGTCAAGAGCGAGGAGACCAGGGAACACCCGTGCCTGCTCCCGTATGACCGTCTCCCGGAGGCGCAGCGCCGCAAGGACGCCCTGTTCGCTGCCGTGGTGAGTGCCCTGGCATGAGCGGACAGGTGAGTCGCGGCTGGCCGCTCCTGGATGTGCTGCTGGACGAGGCGATCCAGAGGCGCGATCGCGCGCCGGCCCGCAGCCGTGACGCGACAGCGCGACGCGCGAGCGATGCACGACGCAAGGCGCGACGCGCACTGCGATCGGCGCGCAAGCAGAACAGGGGACGTCGCTGATGGATGACGACACAGTGACCGCGTGGTGCGACCGCTGCTGGAAAGATGCCCTCCCAGACCTGATTCCAGCGCGTGCGTACTGCCCGCGGTGCGAGCGCTGTCACGCGTGTGGCGAGCGCACGTTCTCCGGCATCTACGCCCCCCCGGTGCGTGAGGCTGCCCGCTGATGGCCGCCGTCACCACCAACGGCCGCGGTAGCGCCTCGAGCCTGATCCTGCCGTCGAACGTCCGCAGCGTGAATTTGGCCGAGCGGCGCGCCTCGCAGCCGCGCAGGATGCTGCAGAAGGCGAGTCGCCCAAGCCAGGGCCCGTCGCGACGCGAGGTGGCGCGCGCCGACCCGTTCGGCGAGATCGGCACCTCAGGACTGCGGCAGTACGGCGGGTTCGTCCTCGAGGAGTGGCTCGTCCGTCTGCGCGGGCGCTACGGCGCATGGGCGTACCGCGAAATGATGGACAACAGCCCGATCGCCGCGGGCATCATCTTCGCGATCAAGATGCTCGCGCGCGAAGTCGACTGGGGCGTCGAGGACGACGTGAAGCTCGCGGGCCTCGACACGGGCTTCTGCGAGTCGTGCATGCACGACATGACTCACACGTGGGGCGATCTGGTCAGCGAAATCCTCTCGTTCATGGGCTACGGCTGGGCCTTCCACGAGACCGTCTATAAGCGCCGCCAGGGCGGAGACCCGCTGCCGGACGGCTGGTCAGCGGAACCGACTTCCCAGCCCGTCCTCTCGAGCAGCGCCACCCAGGAAGACACGACGGTCCCCGCGCGCTCGAACTACAGCGACGGGCGCATCGGCTGGCGACGCATCCCGATCCGCGCGCAGGAGACGACGTTCCGCTGGATCTTCGACGGCTACGCGGGCCTGCGGGGCATGGAACAGATCGACTGGCACGGGGGCAAGCACGTCATCCCGATGCAGAAGGCGCTGCTGTTCCGCACCGAGACGACGCGGCAGAACCCCGAGGGCCGCTCGCTGCTGCGCTCCGCATGGACGAGCTACTTCGCGCTGCAGAACATCCAGCAGATCGAGGCGATAGGCATCTAGCGCGACCTCGCTGGCCTCCCGGTCGCCAAGCCGCCGGAGGGCGTCGACCTCAACGACCCGGCGAACGCCGAGCTGTACGAAATGGTGAAGGAACTCGTCCAGGGCATTCGTCGCGACGAGGACGAGGGTGTCGTGCTGCCCTCCTCGGAATGGGAGCTCGAACTCCTGTCCGCCGGTGGCTCGCGCCAGATTGACACTGACGCCGTGATCCGCCGCTACGAGCAGCGCATGACCGTCAGCCTGCTCGCCGACTTCCTCATCCTCGGGCAGGACTCGATGGGCTCCTACGCGATGGTGGACGTGAAGTCCGAGCTGTTCGGCGTCGCCGTGAACGTGATCCTCGATCTCATCTGCGAGGTCTTCAACCGCTACGCGATC